CACCCTTCTGCACAGACGCCTCCACCACCCTGCTGGTTTCCACCAAAAACTTTTTGTAAAAGTTGTTGGCGGTTTCTACGGATGATGAATAACTCTCAGGGCTTCCATCGAACAGCCTTCGCCAGTACACGGGGGTAATGTTGGTCCCCCGAAAGGCGTCAACACCGCAACTTTCACGGAATCTTCCATGAAAGAAGCTTTTTTGCGTGTTGACCTTGAAGTGCAAGCACTCAAGGATGGCCACGACAGAACCGACTTTCTCGTTTGGCACGATGATATCGTCACCAAACACGGACACCTTTCCTACAAGCGCTCTAATGTCATTGAGGGTAACCACTCCCTCAACATCCTCTAAACAGCCCGCGAGGGCTACAAAGAGGAACACGAGCGATTGGACCGGGAAAGTAGTAGCGTTTCCCATGGTAGAGAACTTGCGTAACTCTACCTCACCCCTACCGGGGACGGAGCACCGTTGGGAACGCGCAGCGCGAAGGGCACGCAACAGCAGCAAATTGTGCCGAAACGTATTGCCCACGCACTGGCAAGTGACTCTATCGCTAGCCTCCGATAAATCTATGGTGGCGAGCGAACCGTCGACTGATCCACGCATGCAAAACTCCTGGTTTTGAGACTGATCATCAAACTTGATGAACTGTCCAATCAGCGAGTCCTCAACGCGTCGATATATGAACCGCCTAATACTTTGTTGGCAGAACATATGCTCAAACGGCTCCGAGGCTATAAGCCTCGGCTTCGTGAGAGTCTTTGTGACAGCCATCAGCTTCGAGGGAAATGAAAGGTCCCCCACGTGCCAATGTAAGTCAACTGGATCTGGTATGGCCTTCCTGGGAAGGCTGTCAGCTTCACAATGCACATTTAATGTGATACTTGTGAGAGCATCTCCAGACCAAGGGATCTCGCGTTCGAGACCCTCATTGCTAGCCCAACTGCTGTAATTGTGGAACGCCACATCAGCAATCGGGAACGCTGTGTCTAACATAGGATCCCAGTTTAGAAACTGATACCTATCCTCCCCATTGGGGAGATTAGACACACTACCATGTCCATGACTAAACCCTTCCTCCTCAATCGAGTAACGACCAAGGAATGGGGCCAGCAGCTGGATTACTCTATCCAACACTGCCAGAGAGGTGTGCTTCACTTGAGCTTGGTCAGCTCTTGCTTGGTAGAGAGCATCCTGGGCGAAACCCGGGAAGATTGTTCTCTCGACTTCAGCAACAGATTCATCACTCCAATAGGAGTGAGGAACCGGAAGTGAACCATCAACAGCGATGAATGCGTCAAACGCATCTTCAATAGCTGCCGAACTGCACGCGATGTCAGCTCTTTTAGCGCACATAAGAAATTGGCGCAATAAACAGAGAGCCTCAACATCAACATCCTCCTTTAGACTACCGTCTGAGTTGAACACAAGTAGATACAGTCCCCTAAACAATTTAGGGATCTGTACCCTAGTAGACACCGGCTGAGAAGCTGGCAGTCCACTAGGAGTGTACTTACCTGCTGATAGACACCTGTCAAGGTGTTTTC